GAGTAAATGGTTGTTAGCTTGATATCTAACACGCGTCCACGGTGAGGACAAGTACGTTATCACACAGACCATGTTCGGTCAATCCCGTCAACCGCTATGCTCGCGATGCGACGCATGGTGTTTGCGCTTGCTCTCCGAGCCACCTAAGGACACCGGTGTTGCGAAACGCGACCCGCAGGATGTGCCTTTGAGCAAGCAACCTCTTCTTTACTGCACCTTGCAGGTGCCTAAGGAGTGCGCGAAGTGTCGCCCTGGTGGATGTACTCGGCTCGTCGACTTTATTGAAAGTGACAGCCCTTTTCTCGCCAAGGTCAGAACGCATTTCGATCGCAAGTATCCCACAGGCCATCGCATTGTGCTACCAGCAAAGTTCGTCGCAGACGGCGAGCACTTGCTGAACATGAGTCGATCCAACATCGACTGGGGCACGAAAGGCCCAAACACGGAATTGCAGTTGGCGAATCTCGCCGGTGGCGTACGTCTGCGTGCCACGGAAGACTACCAATATGCGTTCCTTAAGATTGCCCCGGTAGCTTGCCGGGCCGCGAATACCGCTCAGATGGTAGCCCGTTCTTGCTGGTGCTGCTCTGACGATTCGCCTCTCGCTACTGCGTGGCGCCCTTATGACGTAGGGAATACGCAGGTCCTCACGGCAGACTCTAAACGTGAGGACGACCCGCCCGAGGTCGGTGCTGGCGACGATGACGACCCTGACGTGCCCGGCATTCCCGGTCACCCCGACGCCATCGAGTTGAAGCCACTTACCTCCAAGCCTCGCAAGTCCGATCTCGAACTTGCGATTTTAGCTGAAGAAAAGAATGCGCAGGCGGGCGCACACCTCAGCGGCTCCGTGATTGTCGGTACAACCGTGTCCACGGCCAATCTTCAGCAAAACGTCGCCGGCGGCATGAACGCCACGGTGACCAATGATGCGCACGCCGTGTTGCCTTCTGATGGCGACGCTGTTACCGGTGTGCGCACCGCTTTCACTCGTTTTCCGCAGGTGACTGACGAGAAAGTGTACGTCTTCAATAATGACGCCGTAAATCTTGAAGCTGCCCACGCTATGCGCAATCAGGGTGTCGGGGTGCATGTGCCCACGCCCGTCGAAGTTCGCAAAGCGAGGATCGTGTTAGACGCGTTAAAGCGAGAGCTTGTACGCGTTGATTACATCGAGGACGCGCTCAAGGAGTTCGAGCAGTATTGGGACGCGTTACCTTCCAAGTTCAGCGGGAAGACGAGACAGTCTGTCTTTGCCAACGTGAGTAATGAACCTCAGTTCGACTTCACGACTTACTGCCTTCGCATTAAGGCATTCATAAAGGCAGAGGCTTCTCGGAAAGAGAAACCGCGGCCCATCGCGGATCACGGCATGGAACGTTTGGTGCCGTTGGCCAAAGTGGCCTGGATTTTCGAGAAATTAATGTGCCGTGTGAGCGGCTCCAACATCAAAGGGCGCGCTAAGGAGAAAGCGCTCTACCAGTTGTTCAACAGTTTCACCAGCATCGACGACCTGCTCATGCTGATTGAGAACGATTTGACTGGTTTCGAATGGGGAGTCATTCAGGCACTGAAAGAGCTCGAGGCAGAACTTTTGAAGCACATTGCTTCTTTCTTACGCCTTGAGGGCTTCGAGCTTGCCTTCGAGCGAATCGTCGATTCGCGCACTCAGGCGGCCACTTGGGTGATGCATTACACTGACGCTGCTGGTGCGAAATGCAAGATTAGCATCAAGTTACCAAGGGCGATGAGAGAAAGCGGAGACCGCCTGACGTCATCAGGCAACTGGCTCCAAAACGTCATCGCCTGGTTTGTCTTCTTGTGTGATGAAGCCACCCT